GGAGAAACCCGTTACTGTAAGCATTGCGGTTACCGCACCGGTTGGCGTCGATGCCACCGCCGTCCACAACTATGTTGAGGAATGCCTTCTTCAAGGAGCCAGCACTGCTGGAAAACTTGGCACGACTGGTGATATCCACCTGGACGCCTAGTCCTCTCCCTGAGACAGTACCACAAGTAACCGTGGCCTCGGCCACACACCTAATGAAAGTAGGTAAAAAATGGCAAAAGCTATGCACGAAAATGCAAAACCCAAGGCTTTTCAGGTAAAACCTGTGAAGGCAGCCTTGCTAGCTGCGATCGTCCTTGAGGAGCTCTCTCGCGATTACCCGGAGCAATGTAATTACCTCGCCGATATTCCTCTGCTTAAGCAGGGGGACGTTTGGCTGGCTTACACCGGGATTCTTGAACGCCACCGGGCTTCGCCGCCCGACTCTGCTGTGCAACACTGGGTATATGCACAGGCTGAGGGTGTTCTGAAAAAGCTTGTCGACCCTGCCTTCGACCGCTGGACCCCTACAGGGGAAAAGTGGTGGAGGAACGAGCGCCGCTGTGCCCGCCAGAACAATAAGTTCATGGCTTGGGTACGTGCCGCTACTGCGTTTCGCAGTGGGGAGGTGGAAACACCGCCCCCGTTTTATGCAGAAATGGTCCGACTCGCCGAAGCTCTAGAGTACGCCGTCGGGACTGAGCCCCCGATGTCAGATATCCTGGAGGCCGCACATTACGGCCCGGGGTCTTCGACTGACGTACGCGGTGAGGTTGTGCACTATGCCCGGAAGATCGAATCTTCCGAGTGTACACCTCGTGCCGTTGAGCTTGCAGCACGTTCCCTGGCCCTTGATAAGGCAATCTGGGAACATCATGGCCTTCGCCCCGAGTATGCTGTCGGTAACCCTGACGCGTACTCTGGCGCTGTGCGCGTGATTCGCGAGGCGCTGCTAGGTTCCGTTAACGACAGGGACCGCCTCTTGTTCATCCACAAGGGGATAGAGAGCCTGCGCTCGATCGGGGCGCAACCAACGTGTTCTGGCCACTTACAGCTGGGAGTCCATTCCGTACTCACGCGGATGCTCCTCGGTGTAGGTATTGATCTCGCAGATCAAGGCAAGAACCAGGTGTGGGCGCGGAAGGGATCGCTCGACTGGCATGTCGCGAATCCCCTCTGCACCCTGGACAAATCCGATGCATCTAACTTGATTGCGCGGATGATCGTCCAACTCGGCTTCCCAACGGCCTGGTCGAGGCTTCTCGACCAAATCCGTACGCCAAACTACGAGGCGCCACCTGAAATAGGTGGGGGAACCCATGCATACTCTATGTATGCTGGTATGGGCAATGGGACGACCTTCACGGTCGAGACCCTGTTGTTTTGGGCAGCGTCATACGCTACCCAAGATTTACCCGTATCCGAGTTTGTGAAGCGAGGAGAGTACGCTATTTATGGCGACGACGTAATCCTCCGCCGAGAGCATGCATTTCGCTACATGCGGTTTGCAAAGTTCCTCGGCTTCCGCTTCAACGCCAAAAAGACTTTCCTGGATGGACCTTTCCGGGAAAGCTGTGGGTGTGACTACTACGCTGGCATAGATGTACGGCCCGCAATCTTGGATTGCGAAACCGACGTCCTTGCAATGGCAGACATAGTTGCATTCCACAACACTCTTGCTGACCAG